AGTAAAACACATTTAGAAAGTATACAAGGAACTGTTAGTGAAATAAATAAAACTTATATGGAGTTAGGAAGACTAGCAGCTTCACAGCACAGTTTTTTACATCAACTAGCTGGAAAACAAGATGCTTTAAACTCTTTACAAAAAGAATTAACCGAAGAATATGGTACTGATGATATTAATATTCAAGATGGTACTATAAATTATCCGGAAAATGGAAAAGCTAATTAGAAAAATCAGCATAGGTAAAGATTATAAAAACGATGCGATGCACTATGCTGTAGGACAAGAAGTTTACGGTGGTCATACTATTTGTGATATATTAGAAGAAGAAGATAAATATTCTATATATATTAGAAAGAAAAAAGATGTATTACCATGGAAAGACTTTAACAAAAATATGGCTGTATCTGTAGAATATAATCTAGAATACTAATGTCCGGATTTATTGGGATGTTAAAAGATCTCAATATTACTAAACAACAATTAAATATTATAACACACTCTGGAGTAACTATAGAGTTTGAAAGTGATTTTTATTATAAAGATAAATCAAGTATACACGGTATTGGTGTGTTTGCTTTAAAAAACATAAACAAAGGAGAGATTATAGGTATTGGTAGTATTGATAATAAATATAAAACAACACTAGGAAGATTTACAAATCATAGCGATAATAATAATTGTATGTTTTATTACTTAAAAAACAATGATGTTGTTATGGCTGCTGTTAAGGATATAAGTAAAAACGAAGAAATACTTATAAACTATAGAGATCATGTGTTAAATAAAATTTACTTAAATGAAAAGTGTCTATAATTTTGTCGTTGAGCCTAAAGGTCAAAGATATAATAATAAAAAAAAGATTGGTGATTCAGAGTTAATACTTAATACTGAAATATATAACCATGAGTATGTTAATAGAGAAGCAAAGGTTATATCAACGCCTATAATTGGTAATACAGACATTAAACCAGGTGATATAGTTATAGTACATCACAATGTTTTTCGCAGATGGCACAACATGAAAGGTGTTGAAAAAAACAGTAGAAGTTATTTTAATGAATCTACATATCTTATAACTTTAGATCAAATTTTTCTATATAAAAGACTTACGAAATGGATAGCACCAAAAGGTTATTGTTTTGTAAAACCATTAAAAGCTGTAGACAAGTTTAATGTTAAATCAGAAAAACCACTACAAGGCATTGTTAAGTATTCTGATGGCACGGTAAATGTTGGCGATTTAATTGGTTTTAGACCAAAAAGTGAATATGAATTTATAGTTGACGGCGAAAGACTATACAGGGTTTTATCAAATTTTATTACAATTAAATATGAATATCAAGGAAACGAAGAAACTTATAATCCAAGCTGGGCATAGAGCGGTTGAAGAGTTAATAAATGTTGCTAGAGAAAAAATTATTACTAACACAGAAGATGATGTTTCTGCTGATAGACTTAAAAATGCCGCTGCTACTAAAAAACTAGCAATATTTGACGCATTCGAAATACTTAACAGAATCCAAGAAGAAGAAAACCTGCTTGAGGGAAAAGCACCTGAAGAGAGAAAGGAAAAAGTCTTTAAAGGATTCGCAGAAGGCAGATCTAAGTAATGTACGAGCAAAATTTAGTTAAAACAATAGAACCTATTAAAAAGACGACTATTAGTCGCCTTAACAAATCTAAAAAATGGAAATATGGATACAATAAAGAACATGATGTTGTCGTTATATCAAAAACTGGTAAAATTGGTGAAATACTTGAAGTGCAAGGTTTGCACATTGCTCTGCCGTTGTTGCCAAAGCGAGTGTATAGCAATAACAAAAGCAAGTGGCAAAAAATAGAATATCCAAAAGAATTATCAAGACTTAAAAATATATTTGACTGGAGGAATTATCCAGAAGAAAATAAAGAGCAGTGGTTTGATTATATAGACGAAGAGTTTAAAAGAAGAGAAGAAGGGTTTTGGTTTATGAATAACAATAAACCAACCTACATAACAGGTACACACTATATGTATCTACAATGGAGTAAAATAGACGTAGGTGCGCCTGATTTTAGAGAAGCAAATAGATTATTTTATATATTTTGGGAGGCATGCAAGGCTGACAAAAGATGTTATGGAATGTGTTATCTAAAAAACAGAAGATCTGGATTTTCTTTCATGTCATCAGCAGAAACGGTTAATTTAGCTACTCTTGCGAGTGATAGTAGATATGGTATACTATCTAAAACAGGTGCTGATGCTAAGAAAATGTTTACAGATAAAGTTGTACCAATTAGTATAAACTACCCTTTTTTCTTTAAACCTATACAGGACGGTATGGATCGCCCAAAATCAGAACTTGCTTATAGAGTTCCTGCTAGTAAGTTTACAAGAAAAAAAATAACTACTAATGAGCAGCTAGAAGAGTTAAAAGGTCTTGATACAACTATAGACTGGAAAAATACAGGAGATAATAGTTATGACGGTGAAAAACTTAATTTACTAGTACACGATGAAAGTGGTAAGTGGGAAAGACCTGATAACATATTGAATAACTGGAGAGTTACAAAAACATGTTTAAGGTTAGGTAGTAGAATAGTTGGTAAGTGTATGATGGGTAGTACTAGCAACGCACTTGATAAAGGGGGTGATAATTTTAAAAAATTATATTATGCATCAGATGTCACTAAAAGAAATAGAAATGGTCAGACAAAATCTGGTTTATATTCTTTGTTTATCCCAATGGAATGGAACTACGAAGGATTTATTGACGAGTACGGAGTTCCAGTATTCACTACTCCTGACACAGACGTGCTTGCCCCAGATGGTGAATTAATAGATATAGGTGTAATAGATAGTTGGCAAAATGAGGTTGACGGTTTAAAAGACGATCAAGACGCTTTAAACGAGTTTTACAGACAATTCCCAAGAACTGAAGAACATGCATTTAGAGACGAAACAAAAAATAGTATATTTAATTTAGTAAAAATATACGAACAGATAGATTATAACGAAGGTATAGGTAATGATGCTGTTATTTCAAAGGGTAATTTTCAATGGGTTGGTGGTGTAAAAGATACACAGGTTATATTTTATCCTGATCCAAAAGGTAGGTTTAATGTAAGCTGGGTGCCGCCAGTACATTTGCAAAATAAAATTATAGCAAAAAACGGTGTTAAATATCCTGGAAATGAGCACATAGGCGCTTTTGGTTGTGATAGTTACGATATATCAGGAACTGTAGATGGTAGAGGTTCTAATGGAGCTTTACACGGTTTAACTAAGTTTTCAATGGAAGAAGCACCTTCTAGTTCTTTTTTCTTAGAATATATAGCTAGACCACAAACAGCAGAAATATTTTTTGAAGACGTGCTAATGGCGCTAGTGTTTTATGGTATGCCTTTGCTTGCTGAAAATAATAAACCTAGATTATTATATTACTTAAGACGTAGAGGTTACAGAGGTTATAGCATGAACAGACCGGATAAAACATGGAAAAAATTATCTACAACAGAAAAAGAAATAGGCGGTATACCAAACTCTAGTGAAGACGTGAAACAAGCTCATGCTGCAGCTATTGAAATGTATATACAAGATAAAGTAGGTTTACAGACAAATGGCAACTACGGCTCGATGTATTTTAATAGAACGCTAAACGATTGGGCTAGATTTGATATAAATAAACGAACTAAGTTTGATGCTGCTATAAGTTCTGGTTTAGCTATAATGGCTTGTAATAGACATTTATATGCTCCAAACGCAAAAATAGAAAAACAAAAAGTAAATATAAACATATTCAAGTATGAAAATAAAGGGAATATGTCTAAAATAATTAAATAACAAATATGTTAAAAACAGGTTACACAGGTAGTTTTCCAAGTCAAGTTGTAAGTGATCTAGAAAAGATGACTGGAGAATATGGTTTACAAGTTGGTAAAGCTATTGCTGGTGAATGGTTTGCTAACGGTACATATAACAATAGATATTTAAATGTTTCTAATAATTTTCATAATTTAAGATTATATGCTAGAGGCGAACAATCTATACAAAAATATAAGGATGAGTTATCTATAAATGGTGATTTGTCCTATTTAAATTTAGACTGGAAGCCAGTTCCAATTATACCTAAGTTTGTAGATATAGTTGTAAACGGTATAGCTGAGAGAATGTATGACGTAAAAGCTTACTCACAAGACCCGCACGGTGTAAGTAAGCGAACTGAGTATATGGAATCTTTACTTGGTGACTTTCAAACAAAAAACTTAAATGATTTAGTTGAAGAAACTTTAGGTATAACCTTAAACGAAAATGATAAATCTAAAATACCAGCTTCTGAACAAGAGTTAGAGCTACATATGCAGTTAACATATAAACAAGCTGTAGAATTAGCAGAAGAACAAGCTATTAATGTTTTATTAGAAGGTAGTAGATATGAGTTAATTAAAAAGCAGTTTTATTATGATCTAACAGTTTTAGGTATTGGTGCTGTAAAAACAACTTTTAACCCTAGTGAAGGTGTTGTTATTGATTATGTTGATCCTGCTAACTTGGTTTATTCCTATACAGAATCACCATATTTTGACGATATATACTATGTTGGTGAATTAAAAGAAATACCAATAAACGAGTTAGTAAAACAATTTCCAGATTTAACACATGAAAATCTTGAAGAAATAGTTCAGTACGGAGGTGGACATAAAGATATGTACAGGTTTGGTGGAGAGTACAGTGACAAAGATACTAATAAAGTTCCTGTTTTATATTTTAATTATAAAACTCATATGAATGAGGTTTATAAAATGAAACAGACAAAAAGTGGAGGTGATAAAGCTATAGAAAAAGACGACACGTTTAATCCGCCTGAAAATAAAGAAGGTGATTATAGTGCTTTAAAAAGATGTGTTGAGGTTTTGTTTGAAGGGGCTATGATATTAGGTAGTGATAAATTGCTTAAGTGGGAAATCGCTCAAAATATGATGAGGCCTAAAAGTGATTTTACTAAAGTAAAAATGAACTATGCTATTACTGCGCCTAGAATGTACAACGGTAAAATAGAAAGTTTAGTTAGTAGAATTACTGGGTTTGCTGATATGATACAGCTGACACACTTAAAGTTACAACAAGTAATGTCACGTATGGTTCCCGATGGTGTTTATATGGATGCAGATGGTTTAGCTGAAATAGATTTAGGTAACGGTACAAACTACAACCCGCAAGAAGCTTTAAACATGTTTTTTCAAACAGGTTCCGTTATAGGTAGATCAATGACTTCTGACGGAGATATGAACCCTGGTAAAATACCAATACAAGAAATAAACTCTAATAACGGTGGTGGTAAAATGCAAAGTTTAATAGGTACATACAATTATTACTTACAAATGATAAGAGATGTAACCGGGTTAAATGAGGCTAGAGATGCTGCAACTCCAGAAAAATATTCTTTAGTTGGCGTACAGAAGTTAGCGGCTGCTAATAGTAATACAGCAACTAGACATATATTACAATCTGGTTTGTTTTTAACGCAAGAAGTTTGCGAAGCTTTGTCTCTTAGAATATCTGATATATTAGAGTATTCACCTACAGCAGACGCTTTTATACAGCAAATTGGAGCGCACAATGTGGCCACGTTAAGAGAGATGTCAGAACTACATTTATATGATTTTGGTATATTTATAGAATTAATGCCAGATGAAGAAGAAAAACAATTATTAGAAAACAACATACAAGTAGCTTTATCTCAACAAACTCTAGATATTGAAGATGCTATAGATCTTAGAGAAATAAAAAATGTAAAGCTAGCTAATCAACTATTAAAAGTTCGTAGAAAGAAAAAGCTTGAAAGAGACCAAAAGATGCAACAAGAAAACATGATAGCTCAAGCTCAAGCAAACTCTCAAGCTCAGCAAGCTGCTGCTCAAATGGAAATACAGAAAAAGCAATCTGAATCTCAATCTATGCAAAATTTAGAATCTATTAAAGCTAGGTTTGAGTCTGAAAGAATGATGCAAGAAACAGAGCTTAAAAAACAACTAATGGATCACGAGTTCCAAATACAAATTAGATTAGCTAAATTACAAGCTGATGCCATGAAAGCAAAAGAAGACGGTAAAGAAGATAGAAAGGATGAAAGAACAAAAATACAGGCTACACAACAATCAGAATTAATTGATCAAAGAAAAAATGATAAACCACCTAAAGATTTTCAATCTGAAGCAGGTGGAGGTAGCGCCGCAATGCCACCATTACCTGGTGGTATGATGGGTATGTAAAATTATTAACTATTATTATATTATATTATGGAAGAAAACAAAGAAAACGTAGTCGAAGAAACTACAAAAAAAGAACAACCTAAGTTAGATGATAAGGTAGAAAAAATAAAAGTAAAGAAAAAATCTAAAAAATTTAAAAAACCAACAGAGGTTACTAAAGTTGACCTAAATAAACCAATAAAAGTAAATGAAACTAAAGAAGATAACACTGACAACAACAGAGTGGTTACAGAGCTTAAAGATGCCGAGCCCGTACAAAAACAAGAAGAAGTACAACCGGAAGAAAAAACACAAGAAGCTCCAGTATTAGAAGAAATAACAAACGAACCACCACCACAACCAGAATTACCTCCACAACCAGAATTACCACAAGGTATACAAAAAGTTGTTGATTTTATGAAAGATACTGGTGGTGATTTAAATGACTATATGAATTTAAATAGAAATTTTGATGATTATGGTGATGATGATTTACTTAGGTCATATTATAAAGATACAAAACCACATCTTAATGATGATGAAATAAACTTTTTAGTACAAGAAAGTTTTGACTGGGACGAAAAGATAGATGATGAAAAAGATGTGAAAAGAAAAAAATTAGCGTTAAAAGAGCAAGTTGCCAGCGCTAAAACCTACTTAGACGGGTTAAAGTCTAAATACTACGAAGAACTTAAAATGGGATCTAAACTCACTAATGAGCAACAAGATGCTATTAAGTTTTTTAACGAATCGCAAGAGAGACAGAAGATGCAAGAGCAGGCGCAGTCTGCGTTTTTACAAAAAACTGATCAAGTTTTCAATAATGAGTTTAAAGGATTTGAATACAAAATTGGAGATAAAAGGTTTAGGTATAACGTTAGTGACGCTGAAAAAGTAAAAGTTAATCAAAGTGACATTAATAATTTCATAAGAAAGTTTCTTGATGAAAAAGGTCAAATGGATAACGCTAGTGGTTACCACAAAGGGTTGTTTACTGCTATGAATTCTGATGCTATTGCAAATCACTTTTATGAACAAGGTAAGGCAGACGCTTTAAAAGAAAGTATTGCTAAGTCTAAAAATATCAGCATGGAACCACGACAGTCACATGGTAGTGGTATACAGTCTGGTCTTAAAGTAAGAGCGATAAGCGATAACTCTCCAGATTTCAAATTTAAAATCAAGAAAAATAAATAACAATTTAAAAATTAAAAATTATGGCAATTACTGCAGGTGGGTCACTTAACTTGACCCCAAGTCCAATTCAGTCAACGCTAGCGTCAAATTATATTGATTTTACGACAGCTGCAACTGAAGGATGGGCACAACAATATTTACCAGATCTTATGGAAAAGGAAGCTGAGGTTTTTGGAAACAGAACTGTATCAGGATTTCTTGAGCAAGTAGGAGCTGAAGAGGCTATGACGGCTGATAGAGTCATCTGGTCTGAGCAAGGTAGATTACATTTAGCGTACACTGGTACAATAGATGCATCTGCTTCTTTAGTATCAATTACAGCTCACGCTGGAACAAACGCAGCTTACGCTGCTGGATCACACGGTTTACGTGTTGGTGATACTTGTTTAGTAGCTTCTGCTACTGTAACGTACCCAGGTAGGGTTACAGCTGTATCAACTGATGATGTTACTATTCTTCCTTATACTCAAGGTCATGCAAGTGAGCCTGGTATAGCAATGGGTGATGAAGCTGTTACTGTTCTTAAGTATGGTTCTGAGTGGGCTAAAGGTTCGGATACTCCTTACACTACAGCTAACGAGCCAGACTTTTTATCTTTCACTAATAAACCAGTTATTTTAAGAGACATGTATCACGTTTCTGGATCTGACGTTTCTGCTGTAGGTTGGGTAGAGGTTTCTGGTGAAGATGGAGCTTCTGGTTACTTATGGTACTTAAAAGCTGAAGGTGAAACTAGAATGAGATTTGCTGACAACTGCGAGATGACATGTCTTGAAGGTGTTGAAATTGCAAACGATACAACTCTTGACACACAAACTAACGGTGGTGCTTTACCACAAGGTGGTACTCAAGGTTTATTTGATGCTATTTCTACAAGAGGTAATACAACTTCTGGTGTAACTGGTGTTAACGCTGCTACTGATTTAGCAGAGTTCGATGCTATCTTAGCTGAGTTTGACTCTCAAGGAGCTATTGAAGAAAACATGATGTTTGTAAACAGAACTACTAGCTTAGCTATGGACGACATGTTAGCTTCTATGAACTCTTATGGAGCTGGTGGTACTTCTTACGGAGTGTTCGATAACGAAGAAGATATGGCACTTAATTTAGGTTTCTCTGGTTTCAGAAGAGGTTCTTACGACTTCTATAAGTCTGACTGGAAATACTTAAACGATGCTGGTACTAGAGGAGCTATAAACGCTAGAGCTACTACTGATGCTATCAGAGGAGTTATCGTTCCAGCTGGTGTATCTTCAGTTTATGATCAAATGTTAGGGAAAAACTTAAAACGACCATTCTTACATGTTCGTTACAGAGCTTCTCAAACTGATGATAGAAAATTCAAGACTTGGGTTACTGGTTCTGTTGGAGCTGCTACGTCTGAATTAGATGCAATGCGAGTAAATTACTTATCTGAAAGATGTTTAATTACTCAAGGTGCTAATAACTTTATGTTAATGCAATAAGCACGTTTATTTTAAAGAGTCGGGGCTTCGGCCTCGACCCTTTATTTTTATTAATTTTATTATATATTATATTATGGCAAAGAAAAAAGAAACAAAAGAAGAAAAGGTAGAGATACCTGTTGTTGAAACACCAGTTGTTGAAACACCA